TCAATCGAAGCCGAGAATCAGGACGATAACGCGCAAGCATTGTCAGCAGCGGTTCTAAGCGAGATCGTCAATTACCGGCTGGACGACTCTATTCCGTGGTTTCAAACGCTGGTGGGCGCGTATCAAAACGCGATGGTGACTGGTATTGTCGTATCGCATCAGTCGTGGGAGTTCGCAGAGGAAATGGTCGATGGTGAGCCGGTCATGCCTCGGACGATTACCGATAAGCCAAGAATTGATCTTGTCGCAATCGAGAACTTCCGCATAGCCCCGGCTTCCGATTGGGTTGACCCGATTGGTACAAGCCCATTCGTCATCGAAATGATCCCGATGTTTATCGGGGCGATCAAGGAAAAGATGGCGTCTGGTAAGTGGATTGAGTACGCTAGTGGGGAGATTCAGACCGCAGCACAGAGTCAGTATGACAGTATCCGCGTAGCTAGGGATGGTCGGAAAAGACAAGATTCGGTCGAGGTGACATACGCTACGTCTGACTTTGATACGGTTTTCGTGCACAGAAACATCATTCGCAAAGACGGCAAGGATGTGATTTTCTATACCCTCGGGACTTTCTTGCGGCTGACTGAGCCGAAGTTGCTGACCGAGGAATACCCGCACCTGCGAACAGGCGAGCGCCCCTACGTCATGGGGTCGTGCATGATCGAGACTCATAAGACTTTTCCTGCCGGGATAGCAGAGCTAACATTCCAGTTACAAGAAGAGGCCAACGACATAAATAATCAGCGCAGGGATAATGTATCGCTGGTTATGAACAAACGCTATTTCGCGCGAAGGACAGCGAATGTCGATTACAAGAGCCTGACTCGCAACGTACCTGGGTCGGTCACACTGGTCGACGACATCAATGCCGATATACGATGGGATTCCCCCCCGGACGTGACAGGATCGAGCTATCAGGAGCAGGATAGGGTCAGCTTGGACTACGACGAGCTTGCCGGAACATTTAGTCCAGGATCAGTACAGAGCAACAGGCAGACAGGCGAGACCGTTGGCGGTATGCAAATGCTCGCCAACGACTCAAACATGCTAACCGAGTACCAGCTAAGGGTATTCGCAGAAACGTGGGTCGAGCCTGTACTAAAACAACTGGTGAGACTTGAGCAAGCCAATGAGACCGACGAAATAGTGCTAGCCATTGCTGGCAGCAGATCCAACTCGCTGCAAAAGTTCGGGGTCGATGCGGTCACGGATCAAATGCTCCAAGGTACGGTCACGGTCAATGTAAATGTCGGGTTTGGTGCTACGAACCCACAAAAGCGCATTGAAAAACTGGTCATGGGATTGCAGGCGATTGCCGGGTTTGCCCCACAAGTCATGCAAGGGTTGGACGCTAAGGAGGCCGTGTTTGAAGTATTCGGCGCACTTGGATACAAATCTGCAGCGAGGTTCTTCCCGACGCTTGGCGACGAGCAGCAACAGCCTCAGCCAGCTCCACCTGATCCGCGTATTGAGGTGGCCAAGATAAGAGCAAAGACCGAAGAGGATCAGATATTGGCGAACACGCAGATACGCATGCAGGAGATTCAAATTGATGACGCGAATAAAGATGAAGACAGGGCGCTCAAAGACCGGGAGATACAGGGCAGGCAGGCGACCGAGATAGATAAACTAAAAGCACAGCTTGCAATAAAGACGATGGAACTACGTACACAACAAAGCGAGAATCAATTAGCGCGAGCACAGCAGGACGATCATGTTGTTTCTGGTCACATGATGCACAACGAGGACGGTCGCAGGGCCGACGCGCAGGAACAGATAGCCAGAACGAGCATTGAACCAGCGGGACGCGCCACGCCAGGCAATGCGTTTGCACTATGAACGACGACGAAGAAGATGAATTACTTCAAATTGCAAAACTCGGCATAGAGGCAGAGGCTTTCGTGCGCTCGCCGCTAGGCAAGTACCTCATGCTGAAAGCAAACGCAGAAATTTCTGCGGCCATGGATGATTTGGTGAGCGCAGACCCGGCGGATGTGAAGCTGAACACAGAAATTCGTGTGCATATTCACACGGCAAAAATGTTTATCATCTGGGTCAATGAAGCAGCAAATATAGGCCGACAAGCCCATAACCAACTTCGGTCTTTAGAAGAGTAGCAGCCTGCCCATCAAGGGCGTTTTAATGAGCCTATCCCAATGGGACGGCGAGGAGTCAATATGCCAAAAGCAGCGACAGTTGTAGAAAACGAGGAAATACCAAGAGTCGAGATGGTCGAAAGCAAAGACATTATCGGCACTGATGATGCTGAAGTGGCTCCGAACCCAGAAGATCCGAGGGCAGCAATTTACGCCAAACGCGACGAGCAGCTAAGACAACAGGCCGGCGAAGAAGAAAAGCTGGAAGCGAAAGAAAAGCCGGAAACGAAAGAAAAGCCGGTTGACGAAGAAATTACAGTCGTCGTTAACGGCAGAGAAAAGTTGGTAGCAAAATCAAGAATTGACGCTGCTGGCGGTGTTGCTGCATACCAGCAGCGAGCAGCGGCGTCAGAAATGCTCAATCAGGCCAGCGCTGATACAAGGCGGTTGCGCGAGCATGAATTGCATATCCAGGAACGCGAAAAGCAAGTAAGTTTGCGCGAAAATGCAATAATACAGACGAGAAATGCTGAGGAGCTATCCACACCGGACGCTCTGAAAGAGATGGTCAGCGAGTATCACAATGCGATTTTGAACGGTGAAGTGGAACAAGCTGGAAGCATGCTGATCAAAATTCAAACCACGCAAAGCGCTATGGTTGTGAATAAGGATGAGATCGCATCCAACGCAGTTCGACAAGCCCGTGCAGAGATGGATCGTGATAGGGATAAATCAGTACAACGAAGATTCGAGGCTGAACGACAGGAGGCTAATCTTGATTTTGAGGAGCGGTTCCCTGACGTGGCTGATGACGCGAAACTTCGTAGTATGGCGAACCATGAAACTATCGCCATTCAAGCTGCCCATCCAGATTGGTCACCAAAGGCAATCATCACCGAAGCAGCGCAGTCAGTACGCAAATGGATTACGGAACGCACAGCTATTTCGTCATCCGAGGCAAAGCTGAACCTGAAGCGCACCACTAGCAATATCAGAGGTGGATCGGCAGTAGCGGCCACACGGTCAATACCGCCGCCACAAACTAAAAGCAACTACGTCGAGCAGCTTCGCAAACAGCGAGGACTCGAATAAAGGAGATTTATTATGGCTGGACAAGTGTGGAACACAAACGCGGCTGGCGGATTTATGTACGCCGACCAACTTTCAACTGTACTACGCAATGCGCTGCAACCGATTAGTCGGTTTCAACAGCATTGCGATGCGGAGGATTTTACCGATAAGGGTTACAACAAGGGCGACGCCTACCGGTGGAATATCTATTCTGATATTGGCACACAAGGGGGGCGATTGACTGAAACCGCTGTCATGCCAGAGACTAGCTTCACGATCACACAAGGGTCTGGTGTGGTGTATGAATTTGGCAACTCAGTTCCATTTTCGCAGCTTTTGGACGACTTGAGCGCGCAGCCGGTGAAGCAACTCATTCACAAGGCGCTGAAGAACGACGCCAACAAGGCATTGGAAGCCGAGGCCAGAGCGCAGTTTGCTTTGACCCCGCTAGTGGTGACACCATCATCGGGGACTAGTACGACTGCGATCACGTTGGAAACAGGCGGTGTCGCAACGGCGACGAATGATGTTGCTATGAACAACGTCCACGTCAAGTTGATCTCCGATCAAATGAAGGAGCGCAACATCCCAACGTATTCTGACGGCAACTATCGCTGTATCGCTCGCCCGAGCACTTTGAGGCAGGTGAAAAACGACCTGGAAACGCTGCATTCCTATACCGCCGAAGGTTTCAGCATGGTACTGAATGGGGAGGTTGGCCGGTCTTATGAGGGCATCCGATTCTTCGAGCAGACCACCATTGCGTCTAGGGCGTGGTTGAATGGCAAGTCGGACGAAGCATTTTTCTACGGTGAGGATACTGTCATCGAAGCCATCGTATGCCCGCCAGAAATTCGCGGCAAGTTGCCGGGCGATTACGGGCGGGATAAAGGTGTTGCGTGGTTCGCGCTCGAAGGTTTCGCTTTGGTGCATACCGTTGCAGCTCAGGCACGCATCGTCGAATGGTCTAGCGCCGCTTAGTTGTATTTTGCCCATTGGGTAAATCCCCGATGGGTAAATCCACTTAAATCAAGAAAGGAACAGAATCATGTCATACAGTATTCCACAAACGATCACTTACTCGATCCCGGCTATTACTCTTCAGGCTTCGACGGCAACCTATGCCATTCGCGGCCCAAAAGGTAAGCAGGGGCGTGTAAGTGATGTACTCGTTCGCTGCACGACCACTGTCGTGGTCGGAGTTTCGATTAAAGGCGCACTGAAAATCGGGAATGGAACGACCGCCGACTTGTACGGCGTTGTCGCACCTGATGCAATGACGGCCCCTAGTGCTGGTGCACAGAGCGATCTGGACGCCGGGACGACAGTTAGCACTACCGTCATTGCTGCCGATACGGTCGTGCTGTGTGCTACCGTCGCAGCTACCGGCGCGTCAAACGCTGGCGTTGTCACATACGACGTTGTTATCAACTGGTTCTAAAAGGAGAAACATGATGGGCGACTACAAAATGGAAGGAAAGGCTAGTACCTACGAAAAGGGTCTGTCTTATGAGCAGAAATTTTCAGCCAAGGAGCCATTGCGCGGGGAAACCAGCGTGGCGACTCAGCGGCCTGTGCACAAAACCACGACCATGAAAACTGATCGCGGCACGTTCAAAGTGCCTGGTTAAAACTAACGGGAGGCTTCGGTCTCCCGTTTTTCATTGGAGAATACGCATGAGATTTGAGACAATTCCCATGATGGAAAAAGACACAAAGTTCACCCACGACAAGAATTACCGCTTGTTCGGAAACAGGCCGGTGGTGCCTGTGGTGGCCGATCAACATAACGCGCCGCGCAATGTTGAAACCAATTTCGAGGCAGGGCTTAATTACAGGGCTCCACTATGAGCGATGACCTGAACGAACTTCACTGGCACACGCTGAAAAAGCGCGTAGAAGATGCTGGGGGGACATACCAAAGCAAAGACCAAGCGATTGCCTTTCTTTCAGAGAAGTTGGGTTCCGCACCGGCCAGCCCAGTAGCGTCAGGCCGCCTTGATAAATCACGCGGCTACGGCCAAGTGTTTGGCGAGGTCGAAGGTTTTAGCGGGGCCGTGTTTTCGCAGGACGGCGCTTACTTCAAATCATCTGGCGACCGCCTGAGCTAGATCGTGGCGAAATCCACATTCCTCGAGTTATGCAAAGCAGCTCGTAGAGCTTGCGCAATCGCCGGTACTGGCCCGGCGACCGTGACCGGGCAGACTGGCGAGTACGAAAAGCTGATCGAGTGGGTCGTACTGTCGGATCAGGAGCTGCAAAGCCGATGGTTTGACTGGGACTTTCTGCATGTATCGACATGGTCAACCAATACGATTGCAGGCGTGGCTGAGGTCATAGCCCCTGCTGACATTGGGACGTGGGATGAGGAATCGTTTTACCTCAACTACACGCTGTCAACACACCGAAAACTCCCCGTTATGCTGTACAAGGACTGGCGCAGTAACCTACGCCAAGGCGCACAAACCAACGCAAAGCCGAACGATATAGTCATCAAGCCAGACCTATCCCTAGTGCTGCACAAACCACCAGATGCGATCTACTCGTTAAGCGCTGATTACTGGAAGCGCCCCGCTAAGTTGGTGAATAATACCGACACTTCACCAATTCCCGAGGAATACGAGCGCATCATCATTAGCCGTACCAAAATGATGTACGCGGAGGACGGTGGATCAGGGGTCTTGTTGAATGCCGCGTCGATAGAATACGATGACCTACTGGACAAGTTGGAGGCTAAATACCGTGGCGACCAGAAGGCACGACGCATGACCACTGAGCAAATCGTAGTTCGCATCAATTAGCCCATGAGAGCGGTTCCAGTAAAGCGGCAGCACGTCCAACGTGTTGAGTCAACGCAAAGTGATTACACGCGGCTATCAGGCGGTATTGACCAAGTTTCGCCGCCAATCACTATCCCCCCAGGTGCGGCACTGTCGGCGCACAACTACGAGTCGGGTACGCTGGGGAGTTATCAGCGGATAGACGGGTTTGAACATTACAGCGGTAAGACTTCTCCCTCAGCCGGGACGTACCTGTATTGC